TAGTCAGAGCAAAATACTAATATGACAAGTACAAACGAGTTAGGCGCAACACCGATCTTAGATGGTGGAGTACCTAGAACAATCACAATTAAAGCTAGAGAGGCAATCTCTGGTGGACAGTTTGTAATCATAAGTGGAACAGGAAACAACCCTGTGAGTTCAGGAACTAGCACATTTACAGCTGGTGATTTTGAAGGAGCAATCGCACCAACAGACATCAGAGGTATTAAAGGAATTAATGGTATAGCACTTCAAGACATCGCGTCTGGAGCCTTTGGAGCAATAGCTACAAGGGGAGCATATATTGTTAAGGCCGGTGGATCAGTTTTAGCGGGAACTCTTATAGAGGCACAGACAGCACATTCGGTTCAAACTTTAACAAGTGGAGCCATTCCTAACGGATTAAATTTGAATGTACCAGGAGCATCTACAGCAGGTAGAGCACTAACAGCTGGAGCAAGTGGGACTAATCTTTACTGTGTTGCATATTTTAACTTTTAAAAATGGCACTCAAAAGAATACAGGAATACCTTAGTACAGGTGACGGAACAGCAGGAACATTACTTATTCCTAAATTGATTATGGAACCAATGATTGAGGAAGTAGATAAAACTCTATTACCTAGAGAATTGGCAGCAATGGTTTTCGGACCTAGCCAGATCAAAGGAGCAAGTTTCAATGTTAACTTAGAGAATCCGAACACAATGGATGTTAGGGAAGTTGCTGAGGGAGCAGAGATACCTTTAGACTTACAGGATTATACAAATGTAGAATTTACTCCAACCAAATTTGGTGTTGCAATTAGGATAACACGAGAGATGATGGAAGATTCTCAATTTGAACTCTTCCAAAGGAATATCCGAATAGCAGGTAAAAGAATTGCTGAGAAGGAGAATGAATTGATTATAGATGCATTAGTCGCTGGGGCTGGAGCAACCACAACTGGTGGAGCTGCAATAACAATAGCTAATATAACTGAATCAATGCAAGATCTTGAAGACAGTGATTACACAGGTACAGATTTTATTATAGGAAACGAAGTATTAAATGATCTTAGGAACATAGATACTTTTGTTGAAGCTAATAAAGTTGGTAATACTGAAATGCTACAAAGAGGATTTCTTGGAACAATCTATGGACTTAGTGTGGTTAGATTTTCGACAAATGCTGTAAGTGACGCAACTTACAGACGAAGAGGATTTGTTATAGATCGAACACAAGCGTACGGTCTTGCGATTTGGAGAGATATTACTGTAGAAAACTTTGACCTACCAACTTTCGACATGCAAGGAGCAGTTGTAACTTGGAGATTTGATGTTCAGATACTACGAGCAAACGCAATCAGTATGATAACAACTGAATAAGTGTAATTTATTTTTTTTATTTTTTATTTATTATCAACGTCGGGGGACGCTAAACCCACAATTAAAGGAGACAAAACAAATGACAACAGGAAGTGCAGTACAAGGAACGATAGGCGGATTGGTTAAAGGACTAGCTCAGCAAGAAGCAGCAACACAAGTGTTAACTGACAAAGTAATATATGTCAAAGGAAGTCCAGATGCAAATGTCCCAGGATTCGGAAGCCAATTAGCTTACGATACTGAGAATCAAGACGTTTACATCAACATATCGGGAACTACACAAGATTGGGCAAGACTTGGTTCGCTTACTTAGTTACTTCCTTTATTTTAATCGGAGGTAAAAATGACAGCAGAACTAAAAGTAGTTAATGTATCAGGAACCATAGGTGGATTTCTTGGAAGCCATGCAGTAGCAGTAACTTTACTGGTTGGTGTTAGTGGAGCAGCCTTTATTCCAGTAAGAGTAGATAGTACAGGTGCATTATTTACATCGGGTACTTAAATGGCACTTGATACAATAGGAAGTATAGCAAATTTCATCTCCGAGAGTTTTGATAATCTTCCAGTAGGTATAAGTGGCAATCTAGTAGAGATTGCTGATATGGCCAGACAACATGTAGAAAATTATACAGGGATTGATATTGGATCTAATTCTATAGGCGCTCAATTTCAGCCTGCAATAGTAGACTTTGCTAAAGCAGACACAGTAGACATGGCAACAGCCCAAGGAACAAATGATTCAGTTAAATTGTCTGAGTTAACAATTAACGGAGAACAAAGTATGGCTTCTGATTCATTTAGAAAAATGGGTGAATTTAAGTTGAGAATGATAGGACAAAAAAGAAGATTCGCCAGGAGTCTTAGTTGAGTGTTAATAAATTAATTTCTGGAAGAAACAAAATCATCTCAAGGGCAGGTGAAACATTAAGAATAAGATATTTTAGTGTAACAGTAGGTTCAGTATGGGATGATGAAGGTGATGCTGCATTAGCAATATCAGGAGTAGACACATGGGGAAGTGGTGTTGTTTTGCCCGTTAGTTTAAACAGAGGAAGTTCAGATAGTGTTTTAGTAGAACAAGGAAATCTTATTCCAGCAGATAAAAAGGTCTTTATGAATGGTTCAATATTATTAACAGGTTCAGATTTAGCTTTAAAAATTCAAATAGGGAGTCCAAACGGAGATGACTATGAATATATACAGCCTGGAGGTATCACTAATGCTTTTTCGGACACTGATATTTATAAAAAGTTTTATTTGAGGTACTTGCCGACAGGGAGTTTAACAGGTGAATGAGTGTTTCAATACAAATTCTAGGAGTAAAGAAGACGAAAGCTTTTCTGAGAAAGAAGAAGTTGAATACGAATATCCAAGCGAATATAGGACTTACAAAAGCAGCCATATTTATGCAAGGGGAAGTAAAATCCTCTATAGCTGGAAGACGTTCTGAACCAACAAGTGTAGACACAGGTAGATTCCTTAATTCAATAGGTTTCACAGCAGGTAAATTAGATGCAATTGTTTTCTCATTAGTTAATTATGCTAGATTCCTAGAATTCGGAACAAGTCGTTTTGTAGGTAGACGACATTTTAATAATAGTTTAGATCGTAATAGATTAAATATAAGAAACATCTTAAACAAACAAATAAAAAATATATAACAATCTAATCAATATATAAATACGCAAATTACCTAAAACAATTAAGCAAGAAAGCGATCTTGTCTAAACCAAAGCGATGGCAAACCGAGAAACGATATACAGAGATTTACTCTTTTTTATAAAGAGCGACCTAGCAAGTAATATTACAGATCCAATTGTAGGTAAACGAAATACTAGATCAGCTTTTGTAATGACTTCTTATCCACATAAATTTACAGAATACCCGTTAATCACAGTAAAAATAACAAATCTAACGGCGAATAGAGCCGGTATGCAAACCGACAGGTTAGACATAGATCTTACCTTAGAGATACGTATCTGGTCAAAATCACAAGCCCAAAGAGATAAGCTCACCCAACAAATAATAGATAGACTAGCAGATATACAATTTAGTGCATCTGGGTCAATAGATTCAGATTTCCATGATTTCGGGATACTTAGTAGTCTCGATGTGGATGAACCAGAAGTAAAAATATTCAGTAAAGTAATCGGTGCACAATACCGATTCTTCAATGCTTAATTAAATAATCAGGAGGTAAAATGACAAGATACATAAGTGATCAGAACAAAGTGGTAGTGTTATCTGAGAGTGGAACTTATGCAAATTGGATGAGTGGAGCAGGCAATTCAAGATGGCCAGGGGAAGTAACAGATTTATCAATAGATGAAGCCGAGAATAAGATAGAAGATCGATTCTTAGGAAATCTAAGTAGATCATTCGGAAACTTTCAAGACGGCCCAATTGATGTAACTGGAACACTTACTCTAAATGCACAAGACATGTATTTTATTGCACATGCAATAGGATCAGTAGCAGAAGCCGTAACAGCAGGTGAAAATGTGATTAATGTAACAGAAGTTAATTCAGATGTTCAACAAAATCCTTTTTTGGCTAGTACAAGTTCAACGACTGCACCTTTTAGTTTCAGACTACAAGATTCTAAACAAGCAGTAGGAACAGGTAAAAACTTTACTCGTTCAGTAAGAGGAGTAGTTTTGAATGGTGTTACTTTAAACATGGCTCAAGGAGAGAAAGTAACTGCTGAAGTAGATTGGATAGGAGAATCAATTGAACATTCAAGTGGTTTAACTACAACTCAAGCGGCAGTAACTAGCAGAAGACCATATCTATGGAGTGATGTAACTGTAACTCTAGGAGGACTAGGAGCAAATAGTGGTAGTGTTTTTGATACAGCAAAGGATATTTCTTTTGAAGTAGCAAACAATATCGAACCACCACATTACTTGAATGGTTCAAGAGTAATAGGCGCACCATTTGCTCAGAATAGAGACTATACTTTGACTGTGACAAGCGACTTGGACTCAAATTTGGCTAAGATTTATTATGACCAATTTTTCAGAGGCGGAAGTGTCTTTCATAGTGAGTTAGACTTAAATGCAGATACAACTGCAGGAAGTCAACATACAACTTTCTTTCTTAGTGGTTGTGAGATTCTATCAATGGATATTCCAAGCACAATAGAAGGGACAAACGAAGTAACTATGGAAATCAGACCTAAGAATGTTAATGTAACAATCTGGGATGATGCAACTGCAATTGGATCATATAACCCTTTTTAATTAAATAAATAGGAGGCCAAA